GATTAATTTTGTTTAAATGGCAAAGAAAGGATTTTACATACGGCATAACAAGAAAGACAATAGCATCATGCTGAATGTCTTTGTAGACGATTTTAAAGCCTATTTAGACACTTTGCCAAAAAATGAAGGTTGGATAAGGCTAAGGATATTTGAGAGGCAAGAAGTGGATGCTAAAGGCTTTACACACGATATGCAAGTAATAGTAACTAAAACTGAAGGATGAAAGTCAAAATAACTGATATTAAAGCTAATCCTAAAAATCCAAGAGTTATCAAGGATCATAAATTTGATAAACTTTTGAAATCATTAAAGGATTTTCCAGAAATGCTTGAAAAAAGACCATTAGTATGTTTTACTGATAGTGATGGTAAATACGTTGTTTTGGGAGGTAATATGCGATTAAAAGCATCCAAAGAACTTGGATTTAAAGAACTTCCAATAATACTTGCGGATGATTGGACTGAAGAGAAAAAAAATGAGTTTTTAATAAAAGACAATGTTGGATATGGTGAATGGAATTGGGATGAGTTAAAAGTTGATTGGGATATTGAAAAATTAGAAGAATGGGGTATGGATATTCCTGATTTCCCAATAAAACTTGAAGCGGAAGAGGATGATTATGAAATACCCGAACATTTAAAGACTGATATTGTACTTGGAGATATATTTGAAATTGGACAGCACAGGTTAATCTGTGGAGATAGTACTCAAACAGATACGTTTGCAAAACTATTTGAAAACCAATTAGCGGATTTAGTTGTAACAGACCCACCATATAATGTTGCATACGAAGGTAAAACAAAGGATGCTTTGACTATTGCAAACGATAGTATGTCCGATGATTCTTTCTACCAGTTCCTTTACGATTTCTATACAGCATTAGGCAGTTACACCAAAGCAGGTGGGGCTTGGTATGTTTGGCACGCAGATTCAGAAGGAGCAAACTTTAGGTCTGCAATGAAGAATGCAGGTATAATGGTAAAGCAGTGTCTGATTTGGGTTAAAAACTCAATGGTAATGGGAAGACAAGATTATCAATGGAGGCACGAACCTTGCCTTTATGGTTGGAAAGAGGGTGCTGCTCACGGGTGGTATTCGGATAGAAAGCAGACAACTATATTAGAATTTGACAGACCAAGCAGGAACGCAGAACATCCAACAATGAAACCAATTCCTTTGATTGCTTATCAAATTGGGAATAGTAGTAAACAGGGGGATATCGTAGCGGATGCTTTTGGAGATTCAGGAACTACAATGGTGGCAGCACATCAATTAAACAGGAAGGGTTATCTTGTAGAGTTTGACCCAAAATATTGTCAGGTAATAGTTGACAGGATGATGAAACTTGACCCGAGTTTAGTAATTAAAAAAAATGGAGAGGTAATAAACAATGTCAACAAATAACGACATATTAAAAAAGCAGATGATTGAAGCCATGGAGAAAACCCTTGGTATCGTCACTTCTGCTGCTAAAATGGTTGGCATAAATAGGTCAACGCATTACATTTGGATGGAGAAGGATGAGGAATATAAGAATAAAATCAATTCTATTTCAGATCTTGCATTGGATTTTGTAGAATCACAACTATTTAAATCTATTGAAAACCACTCGGATACTGCAACTATATTTTATCTTAAAACAAAAGGTAAAAAAAGAGGATACATTGAACGCCAGGAACTGACCGGAGCCGATGGCGATAAACTTGGAGCATTCACCGTAGAAATAATCAATGGGGCAACCGCTGAAAATACAAACAAGTAGAGTATTTGAAATCCTAAAGGATTCAGCTACCCGTATCACTGTGATGCAGGGCGGATCTCGTAGCGGGAAAACGTACAACATAATCCTCTGGTTCATCATTAAACTCCTTCAGGAAAGGGGTAAAACCTTGTCTATTGTCAGGCAGTCACTTCCGAGCATCAAGGGTTCGGTATTACGTGATTTCATTGAAATACTGCTCAAGATGGGGATTTACGATGAATCAAACCACAATAAGACCGAGCAAACGTATAACCTCAATGGCAACCTTGTCGAATTCGTTTCCGTTGATCAGCCTCACAAAATAAGAGGGCGTAAACGCACATACCTTTTTATGAACGAATGCACCGAGATGTCTTATGAGGCATGGGTGCAATTGACAATGCGTACTGAAGGTAAAATTGTACTCGACTACAACCCATCAGATGAATATCATTGGGTGTTTGACAAAGTCATTCCGAGAGATGATGCGGATTTCTACATTACGACTTACAAAGACAATCCGTTTCTGCCAAAGGAACTCGTGGCGGAGATTGAACGCCTCAAAGATGCAGATGAGAATTACTGGCTTATCTATGGTTTAGGGCAGAAAGGCAACATGAACGATACCATCTATACCCATTGGAAGCCTTGCAAGGAACTCCCAGAGGGTGAAACTGTGTATGGGTTAGACTTTGGCTATAATGTTCCAACTGCTTTGGTAAAGGTGGTATTTTATGAGAATTGCGCCTATGCTCAAGAGATGTTGTATGAGACTAAGTTAACTACCTCAGATTTAGTTGAGCGTGTTAAGGCTCTCAATATTTCACCCTATGATGAAATATTTTGCGATGCTGCTGAACCCAAAACCATTGAAGAACTAACAAGGGCAGGACTTAACGCTAAATCTGCCAATAAGGATGTTAAAGAGGGCATTCGCAAGGTTAAGTCAATACCTTTGTTCATAACTGACGATTCTGCCAATCTCGTCAAGGAGATAAAGAATTATAAATGGAAGACAGATAAGAATGGCAAAAAACTTGATGAACCTGTAAAGTTCAATGATCATATCTCGGATGCGCTTAGATATGCGATTTACACAAAATTAAACGCACCTCAGTTAACTTGGGGTATAATATAACAATATGGCTATTTTAGATATATTCAAGAGAAATAAGGGATTGAATCCATATCCGACAGTGCAAAGGGAATTGCAACCGATAAACGCAGTTGTACTCCAGAACTACGATCAAGGTGCTTATGTGACTGAAGGGTACATGGGTAACTCTGATGTTTACTCTATTGTTACATTCCTTGCTCGTAAGGCATCAAGCATTCCGTGGTATGTGTACAAAATGAAGCCAGGCGATAAGGCAAAGACTTCTTTGGAGCGTTATAAGCAATTATCTAAAGGTCTTGCCAATAAGGGAGCCTTCGAAAGGGCATTGCTTGAGCGCAAGAATGCCTATGAGGAAAACATTGTTACTAATTCACCACTTGCTAAATTGCTTGAGAGACCAAATCCCATGCAGGCTCAAGACCAGTTCTTTCAGAACCTATTCGGGTTTAGAATCCTATCTGGTGAAGGTAATATCTACGGCAATGATGGTGGTACTCCTGGGAGTAGGTTTGTTGAGTTGAATGTATTGCCAACTCAGTTTCTTGAAATCTACCCTGACCCAAAAGACCTTTATGGACTTCTTGGTTACAAGCTAATGGTTGGTCAAGGCATTAACATACCTAAAGACCAAGTCTGCCATTGGAAGTCATGGAATCCTGATTTTAACGATGTAACACGCTCACACTTGAGAGGCGTTTCCCCTTTGCGCTCTGCTTGGAAACTCTTGAGAATGTCAAATAACGCTGCTGATGCATCTGCAAAGATGACTCAAAACGGAGGTGCTAAAGGTGCGCTCGTTCCAGAGGTGGTAAATAACAATGTGCCACAAATGACACCAGAACAGGCATCCATGATTCAAAGGGCAATAAACGATAGGCTTAATGGCACTGATAACAAGGGTAGCATCGGAGTTATGCAGTATCCTTACAACTACCTCAACTTTGGCTTGTCTTCTGTTGATATGGAACTTGTGAAGACCTTGCAGATGACACTGCACCAATGGTGTAGAGTGTTTCAAATGCCAATAGTGTTATTTGACACTGACACTTCATCTTACAACAACTACAATAACGCAATGCGTGATTTGATCACGAATACCATTGCTCCTCTTTGTGGTGAGTTAAGGGATGAACTTAACGCATGGCTGGTTCCAAGATTCGGAGAAAACGTTTATATCGATTACGACATCTCTGCACTCCCAGAACTTCAGGCAGATATGGAGAAGATGGTATCTCAGTTAAAACAGGCTGATTGGCTTACTTTCGATGAAAAGAGAACTGCGATGGGTTATGAGGAAAAACAAGGTGCTTACCAATACTCTTACGTTTCACAAGGGTTGATACCACTTGAGCAAACAATGATGGACTTAACTATCCCAAATGATAACAGCGACAACAACCAATGAGGAAATATGGCAAATAGTGATGGAGAGGTTTCCAAAGTTGCCGACAGAAAGAACTTGCATAACAGAGCATAGGTTGAGAAATGAGGTGAGGCATAGCTATAAAATGAGACTATACGATGAACGCCAAGCAGCGATTAGAATATTGGAGAAAGGTGGAACGACTTCGGGCGCAGCTTGATGCAAAGTATTTTGAACAAGTGCGAAACTCAATAATCGCACAGTTCAAGAGATTTGCACGAGATATTGAAGCCATTGGAGTCGATGCTGCGCGTTCAAGGCTCGGACTCGATTTGTGGGATAAAGAGATGCTCAAGATATTTGAGGCGATGTACAAGGAGTCAGTAATACTATTTGGCAATAGTGTATATCGAGCATTAAAGATAGAGGCTAATCAGAAAGCAGAAACCTTTGGATTTAATCGTGAATGGACAGATGCTGTGCTTGAGTTCTTGCTAAAGCAGGGGTTTGTATTGGTAGCAGATATTACATCTACTACAAAAAAGAAACTGCTTGACATAGTAAGCAAAGGGATAGAAGAAGGTTTAGGTGTTGATGAAATCGTAAAAATCATTCTATCTGATGAGCAGTTAGCTTATGCGACATTTAGAGCAAGGCGAATAGTTCGCACAGAGGTGATGAGGTCTTCCAACATAGGAGCCATGAAAGGAGCAGAGGCGCATCCTTTTGTAGTTGATAAGGAATGGATTAGCGCAAGGGATAGCAGAACAAGGAGAATACCTCAAGATGAATTTGATCATGTAGAACTTGATGGGGTGATAGTTGGATTTGATGAACCATTTACTTCCACAGGCAAGAAAGGTGAGCCTGTAGCTGCAATGCAACCTGGGGATATAACTGCTCCTGCTGGGTTTACCATCAATTGCAGATGCACAGTTGCATTTATACCTAAAAGAGATGCCAATGGTAGGCTTGTGATGAAACCGAAATTAAATGAACCACAAATAAGATAATATGCCAGTAAACTACTGCGGAAATAACAGATGGAGAATCGGAGATGGTGAATGTATTTATCGCTCTGAGGCAGCAGCAGAAAGAGCCTATGTGGCTTATTTAGCAGAGGAAGAGGATGAGAACCATGATGAGGACTATGATAACATGAAAGAAGAAACATACAACGACTACCCTGAAGCTGCGACTAATAACGCAAAGAAAGTTCTGAAATGGAGAGATGAATATGGTGATGAGGTGCGTGGGATGACTGCCGTAGGGTGGAATCGTGCTAACCAATTAGCCAACAGAGAGCGTTTAAGCCGTGCAACCATAGCCAAAATGGCTGCTTTTGAGAGGCATAGGCAAAATGCTGAAGTAGCAGCCGAATTTAAAGAAACACCTTGGCGTGACAATGGTCATGTGGCTTGGCTTGGTTGGGGCGGTTCATCAGGAATAGAATGGGCGCAAAGAAAATTAAATCAAATAGACAATAAAAAAAGTATGATATACAAATACAAACAAAACGAACTTGAAGTAAAAGACATTGATGCAAAACAAGGCATCATCACTGGTTATTTCTCTGCGTTCGGCAATGTAGATTCTGATGGTGACATAATGATGCCAGGTGCATTTAAACGCAGTATAGAGGATTGGGGGCCGAATGGTAAGGGTAGGATTAAACATCTCATGAATCACGACCCATCTCAACCTTTGGGTAAGATTCTTGAACTAAAAGAAGATGGTTATGGCTTGTACTATCGTTCGCAGATAGGAAAGCATAGGCTTGGTCAGGATTTTATCAAGATGGTTGAATCAGACCTAATTAAGGAGCATTCAATAGGATTTCGCACATTAAGAGAGCAAAAGTCTGATGTTGCCAATGAAATCCATGAGGTAATGCTTTTTGAAGGTTCATCACTTACTGCGTGGGGTGCGAATGAGGCTACTCCAATTATTAACATGAAGTCAATAACTTCTGTCGAAGAGTTAAAAGAAACAATTCGTAATTTTGAGAAGTTTATCAGGCACTCAGATGTCACTGATGAAACAATAGATCTTTGCCTTATTAAAGTTAGACAACTTGCCCAAATGGTCGAGATGATGAATAGCACGAAGGTTACCACAGTGGAGCCAACGCAGCAAAAAGAATCAGTGCCAGTGGAATCATTTATTAACATCATCAAAAACATTTAAAAATGGAAGAGTTAAAAAAGTTTGAGGATGCTCTTGCATCCAAGCTTTCTGAAATGAAAGCAGAAGTTAGCGCCAACACAGAAAAGGCTGCTAAGCAATTCGAAGACAAGGTATCTCAGGTTAATGAGCAACTTGTTAAATCTAATGCGTCTCTTGAAGAGGCACGTAAGGAAGTTCTTGAAGCAAAGGCTGCTCTTGGCAAAATCGCTGCTAAAGAGGAAGTTAAAGTTGCTACTTCTTACGCAGAGCATATTAATAACATTAAGGTTGCAATTGCTGACGCAGTAACCAAAGGATGGGATGACATTAAGTCTGCTGCAAGAAATGGCGGTAAAGGGTTCTCTTACGAACTCGACCAAAAGGCTGTTGGTACAATGACTATCAGCAATAACCTCACTGGTTCTGTTTACACTTCTTACGTTGACAACCCAGCCTTGAGGTCTTTTGTAAATCCTCACTTGCGTTCTGTGTTCAACATCATCCCAGTATCTACAGGTTCAGTATCTTTCCCACGTGGTAACACTCCTGTCGGTGAGGGTAGTTTTGGAAAGCAGACAGAAGGTAGTGCGAAGCCTCAGGTGGATTACGATGTGACTGTAGTTAACACAGCATTGTCTTTCATCGCTGGTTATGCTAAGGTATCTCGTCAGATGATTGATGATCTGCCTTTCCTTCAGGCTTACCTTCAGCAGTCTCTTATCGAGGACTTCCAAAAGGCTGAAGATACTTACTACCTCAACGCAATCGCAGCCTCTGCAACTGCTGGTTCATCTTCAGGTGCCAACACTGCTGAAAAGTTCATTGATTACCTTGCTCAACTTGGTGCATTGAATTGGACTGCTAATCTTGCTCTCACCACTCATGCAGGTTGGGCAGGACTGCTGAAAACCAAGCCTTCTGATTACTCTGTACCTGGAGGAATGGTTATCGACCAAAATGGTAATGTAAGAATCGCTGGTGTTCCTGTTGTTCCTCATAGCCTTGTAACAGCATCTAAGATTTATGTAATGGATACTACTAAGTTTGCCATTGCACAGCAATCTGGTTTGTCTGTAAGGTCAACTGAGTTCGATCAGGACGACTTCATCAAGAACCTCATCACATTCCGTTGCGAGGCACGTTGCGAACTTCTTCAGTTCCAACCAGGCGCTGCGGTTTATGGTGCAATATAATTCCTGTTTCATGTTGTATTGGGGGAGGTGTCGTGCCTTCCCCTTTTTTTAATTATGCCATATTCCTACGACTATTTTAAGAGAGAGTTCCTTGAACACATGACGAGGAATTTTGAATCTCATATTTCGATATTGGACATTGGAGCAGGATGTGGTACTTATGGCACTTTGCTCAAAGGCTTCTTTGAATACATTGATGGTGTAGAGGTTTATGAACCTTATATCAAGAAGTTTGAACTTGACAAGATTTACAATAACATTTTTTGCAGGGATGCGCTTGATGTAAACGTTTATGCTTACGATTACATTATAATGGGTGATATTATCGAACACATGACATTCTTTGAGGCTAAGAAATTAACGACAAGGATTCATGCGCTTGATAAGAAAATGATGGTCGCTATCCCTTACATGATGCCACAAGGCGCAGTTGGTGGGAATGATTATGAGATTCATCGTCAAGATGATTTAACGCATAAGATATTCTTAGAGAGATACCCGATGATGCATAATCTGTTCAAGAATGAACACTATGGTGTTTATATAAATTACTGAAATGAATATACTTTGTAGCATTCACCTATATCCTCCTGCTCACAACTGTGGCGCAGAGTATATGTTACACCATATTGTAAAACATCTACAAAGTAAAGGTCACAATATAAGGGTATTGCTACACCAAGCTAATCACTATCGAATAACAAACAATTATACTTTCGATGGGGTAGATGTATTTCCCCCTAATGCCAATCTCATTGAGGGAATGTTTAGATGGGCAGATGTGGTGTTTACTCATTTGGATTATACAAGGTGGACAATTCACACTGCTAAGATTTACAAAAAACCAGTATTTCATTTAATCCATAATTCCCATCCTTACCCAGAGATTATAGACGCAGAGCATAGGCAACACATCATTTATAATTCTTTTTGGCTAAAAGACCTATTGCAATACAATTTCCCTAATTTTGTAATAACGCCTCCTTGCGACTTTAGATACTACGACTTAAACATAGAACCTGAGAAGAGCGAATACATTACACTAATCAACTGCAACATTAACAAAGGAGGCAAGGTCTTTGTAGATATAGCAAGAGCGATGCCTAATAAGTCATTTCTTGGTGTTCTTGGTTCGTATGATGAGCAAATAACTCAAGATTTGCCGAATCTAACTTATATCAAGAATAATCCAAATATTTTGGATGCTTATAGGCAAACAAGGATACTGCTAATGCCTTCTGATTATGAATCATGGGGTAGAACAGCAACCGAGGCAATGTGTAGCGGTATTCCTGTCATAAGTTCTGAGGCTAATGGACTAAAAGAAAATTGTGGAAAAGCAGGAATCTATATCAAAGACAGAAACGATGTTAAAAGCTGGGTTAAGGCTATCACAGCCTTGGATGATGAAAAAACCTATGCTCTTGCATCAAAGAAAGCAAAAGCACGAAGCAGAGAACATGATCCAAGAGAAGCACTTGATAAGTTCAATGATTGGATGCAAGAAAAAGTACAACAATGGCGATATACATAAATAGTGTAACAATTAACGCAGACGCAGTTGCAGAGCCTGTAAGTAGGACTGATGCAAAGAATTGGATGCGTATTGACTACACCTCTGATGATACATTAATAGATTCTCTCATATCTGCTGCGAGGCAACACCTTGAGAAACTTACAGGAAGGTCGCTTGTTAATAAGCTAATGACTGCCAATATTGAATTAACTGGTAGCATCCCCAATGTTTGGGTAGTTGATTTACCATATTCTCCTTTGGTTTGCGTCAATAGCGTAAGTATCAAGGAAGGAATCAATGACAATGAGGCGTTGACTGTCAATGATGATTATGAGGTAATCGGTGGTAAATTATGGCTATACTCTGCAGGGATTTACAATGTTGTTTATCAGGCTGGTTATGGTAGCATTCCAAATGACTTAAAAAACGACATCCTTACTCTTGTTTCTTGGATGTATGAGAATAGGGGTAAGCAAATGAATGCTGATCCAAAGAAATCAGTTTCACAATATCCTTCATGGGAAGGTTTGAACTATCATCAATATAGACAAGTGATTATCTAATGGCGAAAGGTTTCAACATAGAAGTATCTGATAAAGCATTTAACAATATCCTTAAAAAATATAAGGGTAAAGTTGATGCTGTTGCCTCAGAGATGGATATGGAACTTGCTGCGCATGGAGAACTAATGGCAAGAAGTGCGAAGAATCTTGCTCCTGTTGACACAGGGAGATTAAGAGCATCAATAAGCCTAAAGAAAGACCAATTCATGAGTTATCAGCTTGTTGCACAAACAAAATATGCTGCTTATCATGAGTTTGGTACAGGTGAATTGTATCAAGCACCAGAGTATCCTGAATGGGAAGATTTGGCATCGAAGTTCAAAGGGAAAAAAATCAGACCAGTCAACATTCCTGCAAGACCATTCATGCGCCCAAGTATCTTGGCTTACTGGCCTAAATTTAAGGAGCGTGTTATACAAATTTTGAAAGATGAAAGACGCAGCAAATAGCGTTCGAACGATATATGTAAGTGCGTTAAATGGCAATATCTCCTACAATGGGCAAGATGTTCCTGTTTATGGGCAGACACCATTTCGCACTACTCCAAAAAACTATGTTGTAATTTCATCAATTACTGAGACTGCTGTAAATACTAATCAATCATTCGGTAATAATGTAGATGTTGTTATAGACATATTCTCTGAGCAATATCGTGTTTACGATAACGCAGTAGTTGACAATATCGCTGGGCAGATTCTTAATATCATTATTCCTGATACTGCGGTTGATGGGTTCGATGATACAGACTTTGAGGTGTTCCCAACAGCAAGAACTTCCTCACAATACTTACCTTTGCAAAATGGCGATAATTTTGTAGCAAGAAAGATAATCACAATTAGTAATTTAGTAAATCAAAAATAAAGTAAAATGGGTCAGATTTTAGGATCACTCCAAAACGTAGAAATAGATGTAGCTGGTGGTTCATCATATAAGAACCTTGTATGTCTGCGTACATCTTCAGTAAACACAACAATGGATGCTACAACAGAGCAAACCAATTGCGGTGTTTTGACATCACCTTCAGAGCCTCAGATGACTGTTGACTTTGATGCTATTTGTGAAACTGCTCCGACAGTTGCACAAGTTAGCTATGAGGATTTGCTTGGTGCTATGGTTAATAAGACTTTGGTGACTGTGAGGGTGCAAAACCCAACAGTGACTGGTGCATCAGTTGGTACTGTTTATTATCACCAATTTAGTGGTTATATCACAGACCTTACTATGAACCAATCAACTACAGAATTTATCAACTTCTCAGGCACAATTCAATCTACTGGTACTCTTGATGTAATTGCTTAATTATGAACTATTGCACTTTAACTTTAAACGATACTAAAATTGGACTAAAATTCGGAATGGCATCTTATAGGTACCTATCTACTAAGTTAGTAGAAGGTAAAACCCATCAAGGTGCAGATATTAACGAAATAGGCATAGCACATATACTTTATAGCGGTTATTTCAATAACTGCTTAATCAAGGATGTAGAGCCTGATTATAGCTTTGAGGTATTTGCCGAGTGGCTTGAACAGAACCTTACTAATGATGAGGCGATGAATCAAGTGAAAGCAATTTTGGAACTATGGACAAACAATCAGTTTGTGCAGAAAGCCTTAGAACCTGAAGCAAAAAAAAAGACTACACCTTTGAAGAAATCGAAGCCTTCGCCTTCGGGCAAATAGGACTACTTCCTGAGTCTTTTTACGCCATGAGTCCAAGACATTTTAGTCTTATGCTCAATGGCTATCAAGACAAGCAAGTGGATACTTATAGACAAACAAGGCTTTTGATGTTTACAATGGTTCGGTTGATGGGTGACCCAAAGACTGCACCTAAATCGCCTGAAGCACTATGGGAGTTGCCAGGCGATGAAAAGCAAGGAATGAGTGAGGAAGACATGAGAGAAATCTTTAAAAGGTTAAGTAAATGAATGAAGATTTTATATTTCGGCTTGGTGCGGATGTTTCCTCATTCACTAAATCCATCACAGAAGTTGAGGCTGAGTTAAAGAATGCACGTGCAGCAGTTAAGACTGCACTTGGTGATGATTTAATTCAAGCCAACAAATACGTTGAAGACCTTGAGCAATCGTTAAAGAATCTCAAGGCGGTAGGTGTTCAGATACCTGGGTCTAAGGAGGCTGCAAATGGATTAAAGAACATCGCACCAGCAGCGCAAAAAGCACAGAATACACTCACAGGACTTTCTGGTGTTGTAAGAGATTTGCCTTTCGGGTTTGTTGCGATTCAGAATAACTTGCCAATATTGGCAGATCAGTTTAGTGCATTAAGTAAAGAATCTGGTGGTATTGGTGGTGCATTAAAGAATTTAGGTGGTGCGTTAATCGGCCCAGCGGGTATTGCCTTTGCTTTTGGTGCTGTGACTTCGATAGTCACATCCTTAATTCAAGAATATGGCTCATTAGGTGAGGCACTTAATGTTATTTTAGGAATTACAAAGCCTTTAACAGAGGCACAAAAAGCATACAACAAAGCATCATTTGAGGCTGCAGGAAACGCAGCAGCAGAAGAGGCAAAGGTATCGATTCTTACAAAGACATTACTTGATAGTAAAAAGCCTCAAGCAGATAGACTTGCTGCCTATGGTGAGTTAAAGAAAGTTGCTCCTGATGTTGTAGCAGGGATTAAAGACGAAAATGCGCTCACTAACGCATCAAACATACTTATATCTGCCAATAGTAAATTAAGGGCAGAATCGGTGCGTTTAAAGGTGCAGGAGGCAGGTATTACTGCAGCACTTACTACCAATGAAACCAAGATAGCAGAACTTAGGGCAAAATTAATAAAGGCAGATGCTAAATATGTTCAAAGTTCTGCTGCATTAAATAAAGCGAAGCAACAAGCTATAATCACTGGTTTTGGTTCTGTAACTGCAGAAGAAGCAGCATTAGATGCTTTTAACAATAGTGCAAATGCAGTTAATGAATTAAGAGCGCAAATAAATGTTCTTACTAATGAGAATCAAACATATCTCAACCAACTTGATCCTGTTGTATTAGGTCTTGCAAAGATTAATGAACAGACAAGAGACCAAATTGAGGGATTAAAGGAAAGTAATAAAGAAACGCAAACTGCTGAATCGAATGCTAAAAAACGTGCTGAAGCATTAAAAAGAGAGGCAATAGCTATTGAGAAAAGAAACGCAGCAGAGAGAGCAGCAAGGTCGGAAAGAGTACCATTACAAGTATCTTTTCAAATTGCAGAAATAGGGAAACAAGACTTTGGTGCTTTATACAAGAAAAAGGTAATTGATAAATTTAAAGAAGTACAAAAATCTGCTGGAGGTGTAATTATACCATTAAACTTACCTGAGATTGATACTGCAAAGATATTACAGCAATTAAAAGATATTCAAAACGCAACTGCAGAACGAAGAGCGCAAATCTTAAAAGAGGCTAATCTTCAAGCTGCTACTGACTTATTTAAAAACACTTTCTTTACTCCTGTGCAAGATTTATTTACTGACTTGCTTAATGGCGCAGATGGAGCATTTAAGGCATTTGCAAAGGCTGTATTACAAGCAATAAATCAGATAGTTGCAAAGATTATTGCAACAGGGATAATTTCATTACTTGCTAATATATTATTCCCAGGTGGGACAGGAACATTATTAAGTAAAGTTGGCAAAGATATTCTTGGTGCGTTAGGTTTTAAAACAGAACGTATTGGTAACCCAAACTTTAGTGGTGTCGGAGCAGGAGCCTTAAACATGGCAGGAGCGGTGAATGTGGTATTGAGAGGTCAGGACTTGGTTGGATCATTGAATAGAACAAACTCACAAATCTCAAGAGTTGGCTAAATATACGAAATACACAATGGACTTTACTGCCATAGACGGCAGAACTTACTCTGTATGGTTTAGAATCGAAGGTGCGACTTCGCCAACTATTGAATTAACGGCAGGAGCAAGACCTGTTGTATTTAGAGAGTACAACACAGATGAGGATATATTTAAGCCAATAAGGGCATTTCTTTGTGAGATACAAATACAAACAAATGTAAATGGTGTCACAATAGACACTTTTACTGCCAATCAAGACACAGACATTGAGGTGCGTGTTCTTTTTGGTGGTTATACAATATTTAATGGGTTTCTATTACAAGATGATTTTGAGGAGGTTTGGGATGATGGAAACCATTACTTACTAATTAGGGCAGCAGATGGATTTGGATTACTTAAAAGCATCCCTTTTGCGGTTGGAGGGGCAGAGGCTATTGGTAAATATACACCATTGCAATTTATTGAGAATGCTACTTCTACGCTTTATCCTGCTGGTATTACGGCTGATTATTGGCTCCTTAATAATCTCTTTCACGATAGTATGGTCGATACTGCTGGTAGGCATCCGCTCAACCAGTGCTATTTGGATGCAAAGACATTTCAGCAAGAAGGCACTGAATATGATGATTGTTACACTGTTATTGAGAAAATCTGCCGATCGTTCGGAATGAGTATGTTCTTTTATAGATTCCAACCCTGGTTTTTTAGACCAGAGGAACTATATACATCTTACGCAAATAACCTAAGATTTGCCAATGTAACATCTGTAAATCAATTTCAGATACTTGCAAGATATGATGTTGAGGTAGGTGTAGGTAGGGAAATGCAACCTATCATGCCAGAGATGTTGAGGTCAATCAATAGACGCACAAAGTTTGATGAGATTGATTTTTATTATGATGGTTTTGATGAGATGTTGCAAAATGAGACTTTTGCACGTGGAACATTAATAACAAGTGGAGCAACATCAAAAGAGTTTAGTGTTGATTCTTGGACATTTAGAAGAGGTACGCTTGACTCAACAACTGCAGGTAGTGGTAATTTTAGAGCGAGAGAGATTTACAATACTTCTTTAATTGGGGGGTTGCTCGAGAGGTATATTTATTTAGATTTATCAACTCCTGCGAGTACTTACCAATTTGCAAAATCACAACCAGTTGCAGTTCCTGCTTTAGGAGTAGTCAAGTTTACAACAGATGTAAAATGGGCGAATGCCATTGCATTTGATTATGTGCCTGTTGCATGGGTTGTATTAGAGTCTTTAGGTGCGTATTATTGTTTAAATGAAAAAGGAGAGTGGACAAATGTTGCAAATTTATCATCAGCAACTGGTGTTTTTATTTCACTTGATATTTCTGCATCATCAAATGTAGTAGAAACAGAGTGGAATACTGTGCAAGTTGAATCTTTGGTAGTACCTTTTGCTGGGAATATCACAGTTTATTTAGGCGCACAGACTTACTCTACTGCAAATATTGTTTATTACAAAAACTTTCAATTTGAATACCTTACATCCTTTGAGGCTGGGCAGGACATTCGAAAAATATTAGGAATCAATTCTTACTACAATAAAGCAATAACTGTTAATAATAGTTTCAAGCAAGAGATATTTCTTGATGATCATTTTAGTGGATTGCATAAAGGCGCAATCTTCCAAAGCGACCAAACTACATTAACAGACGCAGATTGGTATAGGTATAGATTTGCTGGTGAATCATTTGGATTTAGAAGGCAAAACGATACTGCCCATTGGGAGCATAATAGGTTCAATCGTAATAAGATTGACGTAAATATGTATGGGTTATGGTGGGATAACGCAGGAACACCTGACTTTATTGGCTTTGTTAATACATTTCGTTTTATGGATGATGACATTAACAAGATTTACTATCCTGCCAATATCTCTGAGATAGACCTTGTAAATGCTACCTGGTCAGGAACACTTGTTGAGGTTTGGGATGAAACAAAGGATTTGCCAATTGCTCAGACTTTTGAGGCTGATTTTACAACAGGTACCTATACAACTGCGACATTAACTGTTCCTTTGACATTGGTTACCTCTGGTGGGTTTAGCATACAAGGAGGCAACACTGCACGTTATGACGCAGCAACGACACTAACATCCCCAGTAACTGTTGGAATATTTGGTGTAGTTTCTACCTCTACCTACCCAAAAAATGTTACTTTTACATTACGTAAGAATGGGACTGCAATTAATACTATTACTTACCCTGTTTATGTAGCAAATCAGGCTTTTACTTTTAACTTATCGGTGGGAAATCAGACTATCGCAACAAATGATACTTTTACTGTGGTTATTAGTGGGCATTCTACAATAACCATAAATGGTGGAGACATGAAAATAAATAGTGCTGGTACTTCTTACACTTACGACACATACACAGAAAATTATTTGTATCAATAATGGCAGATGTAGTAAAGGCAGAAGGTTTAGTCATAGCGTACACAGTTGGTAGCACTATCTACCCATTAGCGTGTGCGAAAGATGCTACTTTATCCATTACAAGGGATATGCTTGAACTTGCGCCAAAGACTAATAACACACATAGGCAATTTATCCCAACGAAGAGGGCATTTACTATTTCTGGGTCAGGGTTGGTTAAAATAGTTGGTACCAATCAACATGGAATAGATTTCTTTGAGGATTTACTAACTACCACAGACACGAAATACACTGCTTACTTGGATATAATTGATGCTCAGAATAACTACAGAGTTTATCAATTTCAGTGCTATGTTGCCTCTGTGGATTATGCAAGTACTGTAAATAACTTTGCACAATATACTTACACTCTCCAGGGTACTGGTGGTTTTACTGAGTTGACTGTTGTGGATACATACACAGTCTCTGGAGGTACAATCACAGGTAGGTCAACTGCAACGCATAAACTTGTAGCAATTGGCTATGGTGGAAAATGGTATTACAATTATTCGGTAGTAGGAACAACAATAACATTGGGCAGCGCACTTAACGGGACTTCTGTTGTCGCAGCCTACATAGCTTTATAATATGGCAGAACATAATCTTAAACCAATTCGTAGAGGCGATACATGGAGTATGCAACTCGATTTCTTTGAGGATGCTTGTGAAACTACTCCTATAAATGTTAGTACCTGGGTATTTAAACTAATGGCTAAAAATAGCGCAGGAGTTACTCAATGGACTTGGGATAACACAGTATTCGCAGCAGGAGCAACGACAAACCAAAGAATAGTAACTTTGTCGGCAGTAACAACTGCTGGTTATTCTGTTGGTGAATATGCCTATGATCTACAAGTCACTAAAGCATCAACTGTTGATACCTACATGACTGGTTTTGTTATTGTTGAAGAACAAATCACATCCTAATGACAATAAAGGTTACATATAACGTTACTGATGTTTACATGAGCCAATCGGTTTCTCCTGTTTACATCAATGTTTCATATAGCGATGGGGGTGCATCAGGGGGCGGTGTTTGGGGGTCTATCACAGGGACTTTAAGCAATCAGACCGATTTACAGACTGCTTTGGATGCTAAACTCGATGAGAGTACAATAGACGGAGGCACAGAAGGACAGATACTATCGAAAGCATCAGGAACTGATTTCGATTTCGCATGGATTAACAACTACGCTAAATATCTTGCTACCAATGTAAGGAATCAAACAGGTAGCACTATTGGAGCGTTTCAAGTTGTTTACATAAGTGGCGCAACAGGGAATAAGCCTTTAATTTCATTGGCTGATGCGGATACTGAAGCGACTTCTTCGAAGACTTATGGTGTAACTGCCACCTCAATAGCGAATAACGGCACAGGTGATGTAGTTACGGCAGGGGAATTGAGTGGGATAGATACTTCAGCGTTCAATGAGGGGGATTTACTTTGGCTTTCGACTACGGCAGGAGGTGTGGTTACAAGTCCTCCCGCAGAGCCTGCTCATGCGGTGTTTATTGGTTATGTGATACGTTCACATCCTACTTTGGGGGTTATAGATGTTGCCATTGCTAATGGTTATGAGCTTAACGAATTGCATGGGGTACAGATAACATCAGCTACAAATAACGATGGGTTATTTTACAACAGCACATCAACACTTTGGGAGAATAAAACTATAAGCACCGCACTCGGCTATACTCCTGTACCAACTACTCGCAATATCACAATAAATGGCGTAACCTACGACCTTTCAGCCGACAGGACATACACGATTTCCACAGGCATCAGCGGTAGTGGTGCAAGTGGTCAGGTAACATATTGGACAGGGGCATCAGCGGTGAGTGGGTCGAATAATTTATTTTGGGATGCTGCTAATAGTAGGTTGGGGATTGGGACTAATGTGCCGGGAACAACATTATCTGTTTTTGGTGATTTTCAAACGCAAAGTGCAAATGCAAATAATGCCACATTTTCTATAACAACAAATACTCTTGGTGCAACTGCTTCCGTTACTGGTGGCTCTTTAAACACAAGATTATTTTATTTTGCTCCAGGTAGTGGTGAAACAAGATTTTTTAGAAGCGGTGTTAATTCACAAATAAATATATGGAACTCATCTGCTGCACAAGCAATACTTTTTTCTTCTAATTTATTCTCCTATATAAATACAGGGGCAAACTTTGTCATCGGCTCAACGACCGACACAGGCGAACGCCTTCAGGTGACGGGTAATGTTAAGATAGTAGGTAGTGGGAATACAGGTGCGACTACTGCATTAACAGTGCAGAATAGTGATGCGAACGGATTGCTAACACTTGCAAATGATGGGATACTAAACTTTGGTAATTTACAAACAGGTGGACTTAGGTATAGGTTTACAAGCAATTTAATTAGTTATACTAATGGTGTTACTGCACAACCATTAACATTTACTGCTGGTCCAATAACATTCAATGCAAGTGTAATTGGAATTAAAGCAGCAGTTTCAGGCGCAACATATCACAACTTATTAGTAGGCGGAGATTGGGTGTTAAATTTTAGTGCAGATGCAAGTTCTGTGAAAGCAGGAACGTCATTTAGTCCTACAA